ATGATCCCGTGGCGAAATGATCGAATTGTTGGTCACTTATCTTTGGAGAACGACGTGAAGAAACTCGCAGTTGCTCTCGTCGCATCGATGTTCGTTACGGTTGCATTCGCTCAGGCTTCGGCGCCGGCTGCGGCACCTGCGAAGGCTGGTGCCAAGGCGAAGAAGCACAAATCTCATAGCAACAAGTCGTTCACCCTGGACAAGTCGAAGCTCGACAGCGGCGATAAACTGCAGTGAGCGCGATCCACACCTGACGAAGCCCGCCCAGTGCGGGCTTTTTCTCATTCAGACGGCTGCGCGATGATGCCGCAATCGTGTGACTGGAGTTTCCCATGCCTTCCATCAAGCTGCGCATCCCCCGAGAAAACGTCTTCGAATTCAACGATGATCTGCCTGGTCGGCCGCCAGCGGCGTCGATCCGCAGTTGACGATTCCCACTCAGATACAGACGACCAACCCTTCGTCGCCGACCCTGTACTCGGCCTTTGTCGACGAAGGATTCTTCGAGCAGTACCCGCGGTGGCTGCATTTCGTGGAGCATTGACGATCGAGGTCACAAATGAAGATCAGATTGAGCCTTTGGCTCGAGCGCGAATTTTTTCCGCCGCCTGCGATGCGGACGGCCTCGCGTTGGATCAAGCAGGGAAAAATCTACCCACCTCCCATCAAGGTGAGTAACGCGTACTACGTCGAAGAGAAAGCCATCTATCAGGAAGGAAATCGGCCGTTGAGGTTGGCAGAACGCCTGAGGCTCGAAGAAGTCGAGGAAAGGAAGAAGTCCAAGCAAGCCAAATGAGCATGCCGGCGTCGACGCCGGCACGGGGGTATCACGCTATGCTGGCAAAGAAGTTGGCCGCTGCACGTTTGACCAGATAGCTTTGTAGAGTCGTCGCTTCGTCGTTCGTTAGTGAAAATTGGATCTGACCTTCTCGAATCAGAACGAGACTGCCGTCGCTGGTCACAGCGAATGTGAATCCCGATGAATGTCGAACAGGATCGAAAGCCGCCGATGCGAGTCGCTCGCGCTCAGCTCGCTAGTGTGGTGCTGATGCTTCTCGATGCTGCGAACGTGGAGCACAGCAACGAGGCGGTTGCATGATGAACGGCTACTTGGCTAATCCGCTAAATTACAGAGCAAAATAAGTTGGCATCGAACCAGTCCCATAGCCGGCATCGTTGCTTGAAACGGAGTTAAGACAATCACATGAAGATTCCACTTACGCAGATCGAGGCAGCATTCGACGTAGCAGGTGACGTTTTTGACAAAAAACTCTCGAAAGCTGAGGGGGCCGAGTTGCTTGAAGAGGTCCATGGCCTGAACTCCGTTTCAGCGGGGGATTTCATCGAGATATTTCGGTCGATGATGTTGGGAAAGAAGTATCAACGGACGCTGAGCATTGACGCTACCCGCTACTTCTTTGCCCGAATTGAGCAGGAAAGACCAGGGTCTCTGTCTAACGCCATAGCGGCAAGTGTTAAGCATCTCGACTACTACGAGAAGTTACCCACCGGTGGCCGACAGCCGACGAAGCGCAAACTGGTGAATGAATGGCTTTCCCAAACTAGTACGCTGGGCCGCCTGGAGCAGTTGGACGCTCAATTCGAGAAGGCTGTGAATGATGCGCTGGCAGACTCACCGTCCGTTCGACAGGCCCGTCTTAGAGATGCAGCAAAGATGCCGACAAAAGTCCAAGTCATCGCTGAAGTGTATGTTCGGAACGCCGACGTAGTAGCGGAAGTATTGGCTGTCGCCAATGGGGTATGTCAGGCTTGCTCCAAGCCTGCTCCGTTTATTAAAAAGCGTGATGGCACGCCATTTCTCGAGGTGCATCATCGCAAAAGACTCGCAGACGGCGGCGAAGACACGGTCGAGAACGCAATTGCTCTCTGTCCGAACTGCCATCGAGAGATGCACTATGGAAAATTGGATTGAGGGCAAGATGTGCAAACATGTTCGAGTTGAGCACATGGAGCTGAGGTCGAGCGAGGTGGCTGAATGACAAATCGGACCGAGGCGGATGCCGCGTTGCACGAGGCAAAGGAAGTGGCGTCTCGATTGAAAGCGTCGTTGCCCTCATCAGTCGATGCCGCGCAGCAAGGCATCATGTTCAAGTCGTTGTTTTATGCCTTGGTAGCCCGAGAGGCGCTGTTGCATCGGATCGTGGCACTTGCCGATGATGCCTTTGCTCTCCATGATGCGGCACGCTCGCTAGGTGCCGCCATCATCGCACGTTCGATGTTAGAGACGATGTCGATACTTGGGTACCTCCGAAGCGTATTTGAGAAATTTGAAGCCACCGGGGACGAGAAGGCCCTGTTCGACCGGATTGCAAAGGCGGTTGTCGGCGCCAGAAACATGCAGGACGAGGCGCCCACTGCAGTTCATGTTTTGAAGGCAATCGAGGAGACGGAGCGGCTTATCGGCGTTCCAGGATTGATGGCGGTTTACGAGTCACTTTGTGAGTTCACGCATCCAAACTGGAGTGGGGGGCTAGGTTCTTTCGGCGAGCATGAACACGCGCATCGCGTAGTGTTTGGAACGCCCCCGAGAGTGGTTCCGCCGGTGGAGGTGCATCTCGCAATTATCCTGACCACGTTCGAGCAGTTTTATACGTGGCTCGGCGAGGCAATCTGCACGGCGAACGCAAGGCTTGAGCAGAATCGTTAATGCGTAGGATTGGCATCCTCGATGAGTTCACGAAGTTTTTCGCAGAGGTCTTCGTAACGCATAGGGATGCAGCGCATCCCTGTGGGAAAGCGCCGTAGACTGCGACGGTCCTCGGAGACGAACCAATCTCCAACTAGAGCCGCAACGTCGACGATGAAGGCATCTGCTTCGCTATTGGATGTGCCGCGGTGAGCGTCATAGACTTCACCAGAGCCCAAGTAGTCACCGGCGCGCATGATGCCGGCCCGCGCGACGGCGTGGCCAATGATTTCGACTGGGAATTGATTCGGGAAGCCAGCCTCGCGCTGGTGTAGCTCTTCAGCAACTTGGCGCGGCATCAGAATCGCGACAGCTTGCTGTTCTATTAGGTTGAGCAACAGTTCGACGCTCTCCGCATCCTGCTCGAGGCGATCGTAGATGTTTGTGTCGAGGACGATCTGAATCATTGAAGTATGGTGAGCACCTGCCTCTTGGATCAGGATTTCGCGGCGTCGACATCACGAATGATGACGCCTTCAATGTTGGCGAGGCGATTCAATTTCCGCAGAAGGTTCGTCACTCTGTACACCATGCTTGAACCACCGCCAAAGGTTCCTCCGAGGGCATCGGCAGATACCAGTCCGGTACGTAGTAAGGAACCTAGGCTGGCCTTATAGTCGTCGGGGGCATTGAACACGGCAGGTACTAACTCTTCCCGCGTCTGTCTCATCGCTTCAATATTGTCTCGTTCCGTGCCGTCTGGATTCGTTGACTGCCGTAGAAACGTCCCCAGCAAGATGATTTCGTCTCGGCGTAAGGAAGCCAACAGGTCAGCGTAGTACAGGAAGTCATCGGCCACGATAGCTTTGTCGCGCACCTGGCCGGCATAGACGGCTGCTAGTAGCCGTAGGTTCAAGCGACCGGTTCCCTCTTGAGCGGCACGCCAATATCGATACATGACCGAGACGGACTCGTCGATGTCGCCGGTGGTAGGAGAGGTGCCGCCGTGGCGTATTTCGTCAAGCAGGATTTCGCGAGCGGCCGCCTGACGTTTCTCGAGTACGGCACTCAGCGCTGAGCTGAGGGCTGCTCCACCGAAGCTCGCGAGCGAACTCGATGCAGCAGTGAGGGTGTCAACGATCAAGGCTCCAATCAGATTCGGAATTTCTGACATTGCGATAACTCCAGGACGTCCCGCAAGGGGCGATTTTTCATTCTGTCACCGATTAACGTGGCAGGGCGTATGTTTCGCAGATGTAACAGAAGCAGGCTTCATTTGGAGCGTTGGAACCCTGAGCAACGTTTCCACGGCCGCCGGGTGGACCCTGGTGCAAAACTTGCGTTGGTTAGTGGGGGGATCGTGACACGTTAAAATTTGGTGGCAGTTTGTCGTTATCTGCTATGGACACGCTGGAATCAGCGAGATAGAGTGAAGTCGTAGTTTCCATAGTGAAAAAAATGCGCCTGTCAAGCTGCGGTGCCGCACGACAGGCAGTGGAGTGCCGAGCCATGAAGCCAATCGATTATGTTCGCGACCACAAGACCGCGATCAACGGGGTCTTGGCGCGCTTTCATGTCCAAAATCCACGCTACATTCCCGAGGTGGTGGGCGAGGCTGAAGTGGTCTTGCTGGTACTTCCGGAAGGGCAGGTGTCGTATTTCGACCTGTTCAAGATGGAAGATGCGTTGACTGACGAACTGCACGCACGGGTGGCAGTACTCACCGAAGGTGGGTTAAAGGGGAGTGATCGCGACCGTATTCTGAGTATTGCTCAGAAGGTCTAGTCGTGCCGACGTCCCGCGAGCGCTGCGAAGACATACTTCGCTCGGCGCAGGCTATCTTGAGCGAAGTGAACGGACATGACGAGCAGGCGTTTCTTGCTTCTGACGGGTTGGTAGCGGCATGTTGCTATCGATTTGTAGTCATCGGCGAGGCTGCCAATGCATTGCTGGCTGGGTGTCAGGGTGAGATTGCGCAATGTCCGGCGACATTGGCTACTGCTCTAAAGTATGCCAAACGAATGCGTGATCTGTTGGCTCATCGCTACTTCGCCGTCGACCCCGCTAGAGTTTGGGCAACAATTCAGCAGGATCTTGGGCCGCTGGCGGCTGATGTCGCCAATCTTCACCAGAAGGTCCCCTAGTTGCTTTGGAGTATGCGCGATGGAATACAAAGGCCCTGGCTGTCCGCCGGGGCTTTTTCGTATGTGAGCCGTTGCGGTATCGCTAAGTCCTGCTTGTGATCGCTTACCGCCCGGTGTTGATCGGGATGACCGCAGCGCCAGCCTCCAGTGCATCAAGGTGATCCGCCCAGTGCTGCATCATCTTCCGGCGCTCGGGCAGGAATTCGGCGTGCACGTATGCTGCGGTGACTTGGTTGCGTTCCGCATGGGCAAGTTGCCGGTCGACCACGTCCCGGCTGTAACCAAGCTCTCGCAACACAGTAGCGGCCAACCCGCGGAATCCGTGGCCGGTCATGCGTGACTTATAGCCCATGCGGTAGAGCGCATAGAGCATCGTGTTGTTCGAGATGTGGCTTCGGCCTTGGACGCTATAAAAGACATGCCGGTGCGTACCGTTCAACTCACGCAGCGCGATCAATGTGTCGAGTGCCTGCCGGGAGAGCGGCACGATGTGCGGGTCGCGCATCTTCATCCGCTCGGGCGGAATCCGCCATTCGGCGGCGCGCTCGTCAAACTCGTCCCACTCGGCATTGATCATCTCGGTTGTCCGAGTGAACGTCAGAGCCATGAAGCGGAGCGCCAGCCGCGTGACGAGATCGCCTTGGTGCGCGGCGATGTCTCTCATGAGCTGCGGGATTTCGACCGGCTTGACTCGTGCCATGTGTTGGACGCCGGTCCCTTTCTTGAGAACTGTCTCGGCGTCGATGTCCGCAGCCGGATTACGGGGGCATCTCCCGGTCATGATCCCATACTGGAACACCGCTCGAGAGCGCTGGAGGATGCGCTTTGCTGTCTCCCGCACGCCGCGAGATTCGACGGCCCTCAGGATCTCGAGCATGTCGGGTGCCTCGATGTCTCGGATCGGGCGATTACCGATTCGGGGGAAAACATCGACCTCGAGCGAGTTGATGACTTTGCCTGCATATACTTCGGTCCATCCATCCTTCTGGGCCGCAAACCACTCGCGCGCGACAGCCTCAAACGTCGATGCTGCCTCGATCGCGCGGGTGCGTTTAACCTCCCGTTTCTGCTCGGTCGGATCGGTGCCAGCGGCCAGTTGCTTCCGCGCATTGAGGCAGGCCTGCCGCGCCTCGGCAAGCGTCACCTCTGGATAGACGCCGAAGGCGGCGCGCTTCTCTTTTCCGTCGAATCGATATTTCATCCGCCAGTAGCGTGATCCGTTCGGCATGACCTCGAGATACAAGCCCTTGCCGTCAGCCAGACGGTAGGGCTTCTCGGCCGGCTTGGCCTTGCGGATCTGCATCTCGGTCAGCGGAGTGGCGCGCTTCGGCATGGCGTGGGGGCATCGAGTTTGGGGGCATGGAGGCATGTCCCAAAAGATGCCCCCAAGTTAGGTTGCTTGTACTGGGCAACCTTGGGCAATGATGGCAGCAAACGCTTTGGCGGCACAAGGATGTGCGCGACTTTTTAGGCAAACTTGGGAGAAGATGGGAACCAGGCTGGTCCCCCCGACAGGGATCGGCTGTGATTCCTTCAACGGCTATCAAACTTCATCAATTTCCCGTGGAGCCAATACAGACGGGGCTCAGCGGGTCGTCTCTGGGTACAGGTTCGATTCCAGAGTTCCCCAAAATCCATCAAATTTCCGCTATCCTTTACGCCAAAATTACGCCAGGGCACAGGATGGCAAGCTACAGAAAACGGGGCGCGTCGTGGCGCGCGGAAGTCGCGAAGGCGGGTATTCGAGATTCGAGAACGTTCGATACAAAGGCGGAGGCCGTGGCCTGGGCGACCGCGCTCGAGGCGGAAATCGACGCTGGCCGCCGTCGATCATATTCGAAGGTTAATAAGACGCTCGGCGACGGCTTCGATGAGTATCTGGCGAAAGTGTCACCCTCGATGGGCAAGCACGAATGGAACGAGACTCGGCTCGATTTCTTTCGCGAAGAGATGGAATTTGTGGGCGACCTGATCCGCAACGTGAAGCCGGAACAAATCGCGGCATGGCGTGATGCCCGGCTCAAGGTGGTCAAGCCGTCAACCGTCAACCGAGATTTGAACCTGCTGTCGGCCGTATTTGAGGCCGCGCGCACTGAATGGAAGTGGGTGCACACGAACCCGGTTCACGAGGTGAAGCGCCCGAAGAATCCTCCGTCGCGCGATCGGCGCGTGTCGGACGACGAGGCGGCCGCGATGGCCACGGCTCTCGGATTGCAGGATGGGGTTCCCCCGAAGAACGTCAAGCAGTACACGGCCCTTGCATTCCTGCTCGCCCTCGAGACTGGCATGAGGCAGATTGAAATGGCATCGATGACGTGGCCGAGCGTGCACCTGGACAAGCGATATGTGCGGCTGCCGAAGACGAAGAATGGAGACGCGCGGGACGTGCCGCTGTCGACGCGAGCCGTCGAATTGATCGATCGTCTGCCGAGAGTAAAGGGGGAGCCACGCTGTTTCCCTGTTGCGCAGGCCAGCATGGATGTGATGTGGCGGCGCACGCGCGGGACGCTCGCGAAGAAGCGGCCCTCGATCGCGGATCTGAATTTCCACGATTCTCGGCATGAGGCGACGACGCGCCTATCGCGGAAGCTCCACGTGCTGGCGCTGGCGAAGATGATCGGGCACAGGGATATTCAATCCCTGATGATCTACTACGACGAGACGGCCGCCGAGCTGGCGGCACGCCTCGATTAATCCGCCTTCCGGCGCCGACCTGGCCGCGGCGTCGGGAGCGTGCCGCGGTTGCGGCGCGCCCATTCGAGTACGTCACTCGCGAACCATCGGCGCTGTGCCTGCTGGCTTTCAACGGGACGCATGCCGGCGGGAAAATCCTTGCGGGTGACGACGCGCAGCTCGACAGTCGATTTCGACAAGCCGAGCCATTTCGCGATCTGCTCGGTGCTCCACAGCGTTTCATCGAGCTTCTTAGGCTGCTCGAGCGCAGCGACCAGCCGGCGCAGCTCGGGCAGCAGCTGCTGCAGTTCGCTCATGTCCATTATTGAGGCGCTCCCGTGTCCGCTTCAACGAGCCTGAGTGATCGCGAATAGGCGAGGTAATGCTCGACCTTCGCCATCTTCTGTGCCATCGCCATGTGGTCGGGCTCGTAGTGGAACTCGCCAAACGCGACGTCGTTCAGGCGTAACACCATCGCGTTCAGGTCGTTCAGCTCGGCGTAGATGCGCTGCGCGTTCGTTTCGTCCCGGCCCGGCTGAGTCTCGCTCAGGCCGAAGTGGGCCGTTTTCAGCGCGATCTGCGCGACCTCGGCCGCTTCCTCGGCGATCTTGACGAGCAGATATTGGGTGAGCGTCATCACTGCTTGGCTCCTTGGGGAAGTGCGTCGATTTCGTCGAACAGCTTGACGGCGCGGCTCGGCGGATCGTTTTCCCGCTCGACGAGGGACGGTTGATCGTTCGCCTCACGAGGTGCATCCGTCAGCAGATAGGAATTCGGTGGGCAGAAGGTATGGCGGATTGCCGCTACGTGTGAGGTGAGTTCCGCGCAAAGCTCGGAAAGTTGGGAGATAAGATTCGTATCAGTGATTTTGGCGTGTACGTTATCGTAAAGATCTGGTAGCAAATGGTGCATAAGCAAGATCAGCAAGTCCCGAATCGATGTGGTGAGCAGTACCTCTTCGCTCTGGCCTACGAAGCAGGAAAAGTAGATAGCATCAATTCTCTCGTGCGGTAGGCGGTCTTCAAATGGAATGTGCGCCAGCAGATCAAGATGATCTCTGGCCGCGTGGGCGACTTTGTGCTGATCAAGATGCGGGATGAGTTGCAGGACTGCCTCGTGAAGCGCATCGCCGCGGTTAGTGTCGGTGGTCATGGTGGCTCACTCGCTCCAGTAGGACATTTCTTCCCAGGCGGCATCCGACGGACTGAAGCCTTCTGGGGCGTATTGTTCGTGGCACGTTTCGGCAATCTGCCACGCGTTGCGGCGGGAAAGCCCTCCACGTATGCGAAGCGCGCGGGCGCAGCGCCAGGTCCAAATAAACCGGTGCATATCAGCGTTCCTTTGCGATGGTCCTGTTAGTCATACTTGGCCTCGTCCGGATCTGCCAATCCGGCCATGATGCGTGCCTGATATCGTGAGTGGCCTTCCTCGACGAGGTCGAGATACCGCTGCCAGTCCGAATCGATGCCGGGGTAGTAGCAGGCGGTACACCAACTGCTACCGAATACTTCCGTCTCGCATCTGCACCTTCGGCATCGGGTTACGATTCGATCGCTCATTTTTCGTCTCTCTAGAACGGCAGGTCCGGGTCGTCAGATGGCGGCACGAATACGACGCGGCCCGGTTGCAGCCGGGGGCTGGCGCGGACACGGATGCGGATCATGTCCTTCACGGTCATATCGCAGACGTCGAGCAAATCGCGAAATGCCTTGTATCTGGCTTTGCTGCGGGTGCTCGCGGTCACCGTGAACCAGGCTTCGTATTCGAACTCGTCGCGCCACGGCGGGAGGCAACGCCACTCGCGCAGTACCGGCGCGTCGACGAGCTCGCCGTATTCGACCTGGTCAATGGGGTGATAACGGCGCTCCTCTTCGCTCTTGTCGCCATCGATGACGACGCAGAGATAATGGCCGTCGGCATTCACGATCACGCCGCGTTCGCCGTAGCATTTCACCTGCCGGCCGCGCTCGGCCGGCACGCCGTAATGTTTACGGATGTATTCGAAGCTCACTTAGCGCTCTCCGAATTTGCGATAGGCAGCGGCCGCACTTGGCCGGTTTTCAGGTTGATGAATGCGCCGCACCACGTCAGGCGCGCGTGCCGGAAAAATTCCCACAGGATCGCGAGCCCCTGCGTTACGACTGCCTGATTGATGAATAGCTCTTGTCGCTCGAGCGCTTCGGCGAGGCTGCAGCTGGGCGTGTCGTCTTCGGGAATCGTCGTGTCGATCAGCTCGGGAAGCACGTCGTAGGGCCAGCGCAGCGGCATGCTGCCGGCAGCAGTCTTGATGTTGCCTGTCACCTTTTTGTGCGCGCCGAACAGCACCTGTGCGTCGCTCGCTCGGTTGCCGAGGTCCATCACGTAGCAATTCGAAGCGCGCAGGGACGGCTCGAGCTTCGCGCGTGCTGCCGCGCTGTCCACGCACATGATCGTGAGGGCGGGTGCGCCGCGCACAAGCTCGTCCGGGCCGGCGTGCACGGGCCGACCGCACCAGTCGATACCGAAAAAAGCGTTGATCCGGTGAACGAGTACGACGCTTTTGTGCAGGCCGACGTCGGCGGGGCTGAACATTTGCCGGCCGACATTCGCGCTACTGATCGTGTCGGCGTCGAACGCGGTAACGTGCAGGCCGGGATGGCCGAGCTCGACGAGCGCATGATTGAGGCGCGCGAGCCCCGTCAACATCTGCGAGCCAGTGCCGCCGCATCCGATAAGTGCAACCGTAACGCGCCGATCGCTGAGAAAGCGGGCCGGTGTCGTGTGATGGGTCATACCGTCCTCCACCAGGGCGCACCGACGTCGCGCCCGATCAGCGCGGCGCATTCGGTGATCGCGCGGCGCGTCGCACGCTCGCGCTCCACCTGCTGCGCACCGATGTCATGCCGCGCATCGATGTCGTCGTGCGTGAAGTGGCGGAACGCACCTGCGCCGGCGTGCGCGGTCACGTAATCAGCGAAGTGCGTCACGTCGATGCGGGCCGCGGCCGAAAGCTCGAACGCGTCGGCGCGCGAGCCGATCGAATCGAACGCGCGCCACGCGGCGGTTGCGTGCGGTCTGACGTGGATTGCGGTGCAGTCGCGGACTGTGTGGCGCGTCGTTTCCCACCCTGCGGCGCGCGCGGCGAGTTCGAGCATGTCGAGTTGGTTCACGCGGCTTTCTCCGTCGACGGGAAAAATGCCTGTACCGGCACGCGCAGCGTGATCATCTTGCCGAGTGCGCACAGGCGGAACGCAACGCTCGGATTGGCCGTGCCAACGCCGCCGATCACGCCGGCGATCTTCACTTCGCCGGCATCGTCTGCGTCGTCGGTCGCGCTGAACCCTGCCGGGCCGGCGCCGTGGCTGTGAAGGTCGAACGCGAGGCTCTCGTCGTCGGCGAGGGGCGGGCGATTAATTGTGATTGCGGTCGGCGTGGAGCTGGTCACTTCGACTTCGCGATACACCAATTCCTTGCTTGTCTCGTTCCAGACGATCCAGGCGGCATGCTCGTTCGGCGCGGCGCCGGCGGCGTCCGTCGCGAATCGGCGGAGGTGCGGCTCTGCGGCGCTGATGCGTCCGAACGCAAATTCGATTTTCGCGTCGATCGAGCCGTACGGCGGACGCGGGCAAGCGCCTTCGATCGGGACGATCGGCTGAATCAGGTGCAGCCACGGGCGGCGGATCTCGACGAACAGGCCTTCGGCCGCGAGCAGGAATCGGTGACCGACGTCGAGCAGCGGCGCAAATTCGGCGTGGCGCGGCACGGTGGCGACCGGGGCGCTGTCGAACAGCGCTTCGTCCAGGCTGATGTTTGCGTCGCTGCCGGCGGCTGCGATCGGGCGCGACCGGCCGGCTTGCACCTCGGCCGCGACCGCTTCGCTGAAAATCTTGAGTGCATCGCCGAGCGAACGCAGCGTGTCGGTCGTCGCTGCTTCGAACGTTGCTTTGATTTCTTCGATTTTGGTGGACATGTGGTTAGCTCCGTTGCGTGAGGCGTTGAATTGCGGACTCGACGGTCAGGTCGACCGCGATCAGTCTTTCGGTGGGAAATTCGGCGCCGTCGAGCAACTGGCGCCAGAGCGTGGAAATGCTGCCGCCCTGAATCAGCTTCGCGGCATTCGGATGCGTGAAGCGGCTGCGAAAGAATTCCTCTTCGTAGTGCTCGACGTCGGCCGCGTTCGGCTGCGTCGCGATTTCGACATTGCCGGTGCACACGGAACCGGAGGAATAGACGTTGAAGTAAGGGGCCTGGAACAGAGCGGTCCCGCGGTGTGGCCGCGCATTCTCGGCGAGCGCGAACACATGTCGGCTGTCGCCTTGAGCGATGAACAGCAATGCAGGTTGGTGTGCGGGGCCCGCGCGCGTGCCGAGCGGCTTGTCGGATTTGAACCAGACGTGGCGCACGCCTGCCGGCATCCACCATGCGACGACGCCGGAGCCTGCGAAGATCACGCGTTCGTGCACGAAGCCGTGTTGACCAGCGTGTTTCGCCGCTGCGGCAGTGAACGCCGCGAGTTGCCGCTCGGTTACGGGTTCACCTGCAAGCAATGTCGGCGTGCCGTCGACAACGCGCACCGCATGGCGTGTTACGTACACTCGCGTGTCGGTGCTGTTCCGATACAACAGGAGTGCGGAATCGAGTTCGAGGTGTGATTCAGTATCGCAATAAATATCGACGTCTTTCATACGCGCACCTGTATGCGTTGGGCTTCGACCGGGCTGTCCGGCGACCGGAGTGCGATCACATCCAGCAGGTGTTCGACTGCTAGCGCGAGTCGCGAGGTATTGCGCATCCGTGCGAACCAATTGCCGACCGCTTTGCCAGCGAGTGAGAGGCTGACCGCGCACGCGGCCTCCAGCGCATCGCCTTGCATTTCGTGCTCGAGAAAGTCATCGATCACGCGGCCGGTGCCGTCGTCGTGGTCCCACAACAGGAACAGTGAAAAATCGATGCCCGGTCCGGCGTTCGAATCGAAGTGGTCGACGCGCGCAAATGGGCCGCCGTGCGCGATCACGCTGAAAATTTCGTCGCACGCGCTGACGGCAAGCGCCGCAATATCGTCTTGTTCTGCCGCACGGTGGACGTCGAACGTATTCAACACCTGCTGCGGATTGACGAGCCAGTCTGGTGCGTCGCGAAAGAATTCTGCGCGACGGGGGATCGAGCACGCCTCGAAAAACTCCTCGGGAGTTGCCTCATCGACGTCGTCGTAATGCATGCGCAGCTCGGGTAGCGCCTCGATCTCGTTTTCATACCCTTGCCAATACATGTAGCCGGCAATCGAAATCGTCTCGCTCGGCGTTAGCACGGACGGCAGGTAGTGCGTGCAAGCTTCGTAAAGCACGGCGAGAACAGTCTGGCCGAGTCCGGGCATCACGCTTTCCAGGTGTGAAATGCTGCCGCGCAGGAATCGCACCGGCGCGGTTCCTGCGCCTCCGTCGCTATGAATCGACACCCACACGCTGTTGTCGTCACCGGTGCGGTAGTACGACGGGCCGCAGGAATCGGAGCTTAGGCGCAAGCTCCATTCGAAAATGGAGTGCGCGTCCGTGAGTTCTTGCCAAGTGCGCGTCAGTGCGATCCGAGCGAGCTCACGCTCGTTGCGGTGGTCATCAGCGAGTTGTGCATCTTCGATCGTCAGCATGTTTCCACGCATCAGCGCGAGCGCAAGATTGTGCGAAAACTGGCCGCTATCGCCGACGACGTACCGAGCGGGTACTTCACCAACGATGCGTGGCAGGGTAAGAGCAGTCGATTTCATGGCAATACCGGCATGTCGGCCGACGGGAGGCGTAGGCGTGGCGAAGAGCTATTGCCGCCGGCAGCAACACGCGAAATGTGTACCGCGAGCGGGCTGTTGACGTGCTTCTTCGGCGCCGCCGCCGCTCGGCTATCGCTGAACGTGTTTTCGCGCAGGTGCTTTCGAAGTTCGCGGAGCGTCATTTCGGTTGCGGGCAGTAGCGCGCATGCAGCGCATTGATGAACGCGACTTCTTCGTCGAGCAGCGGGCAGGCGTGCGCGGTGCTGAATCGGTCGAGCTCTGCGAGGTACGTGCGGACAGGGTGCGGAACGATGCAGTCGGTCGAGCGAATCTCATCGAGTTTTTTCCGCGCATCATCGGAATTGATCGGCCGGCTGATGTGAATGCCGACCCCGTTCCCGGTGATGTAGATTTTTCCTTCCGCGCCCGAGGACGTTACGAAAATGTGTGCGTCCTGGTTGGGGCCGCTATTGCCCTTCGTGCCGACGGCACGCCGGAACGTGTAGACGTTGCGGTTGCCCTTGATGACGGGCCCCTCGATCTCGGCGTTCGTCAACTCGGGGTAGGTCTGCGAATAGAAGTCGCGGACCTGCTGGAGCGTGAAGGCCGGTGCAGGGTCGGCGAGTTTCGCGCCGTTGTACGAGAATTCGCGAGCGAGCGTTTCGGTTTGCATGTCGTTGCCTCCGATCAGTACAGGTCGACGCCAGCGTCGGTCGATTGCGATTGCGGTGCGTTCGCAGGTTCCGCAGGCCCCGGCGTTTCCGCGGCCGGCGTCTCGCTGCCGTCGCTCGGTTGGCCTGCATCGTCGATGCGCATCTGGCGCGGGTCTGTCGCGCCGGCGTTTGCGCCGTCAGTCGAGGGCGGGTTGTTGGCGTCGTCGGCCTTCGCGGCCTTCGGCGGCCGACCGCGACCGCGCTTCCCGGGTGTGCCCGTGGCGTCGCCAGCGTTCGGCGCCGGAAGCGCGGGCGCGGCGTCGGATTTGTTTGCGGCGGCGCACGCGTACGCCTGATCGAGCAACGACAGCACGCCGGGCTCATAGGCCGCGACCGCAGCCGCAAATTCAGCGTCGAGTTCTTCGGGCGTCGCGACGAGCGACAGCGGCCAGAGCTTTTTTTCTCCCTTGCCGTTCGGCAGCGGGGTCACGTTGACGCGCAGCAGGTTTGCGGCGCCTTCGGTGGTGATCAGGACGTTGATGCTGCTGATCTGCGCGAGCGCGTGCAGCGATGTGAACAGGGACATTCGATTACCTCTCAGGTGAAGTCAGGCCGCGAGGCCGTCGTAATTGCGATCGGCGAAATCGGTATCGCCGGGATAGCGGTTCGAGCCGTCGGCCCGATGCCAGCAAAATAGGGAGCCGCGCCGGTGCGGGAACCAGTAACCGGCGCAGTCGCAGCGCATGCGCGTCGTGTTTCGGCGGTTCATCCAGTTGTCGACGCGATATTTCCGGCGGTTGCACGTCCGGCACGCCGGCAGGCGCGTGTAGCGATCGGGATGGCGCCGCAGACATCGGCGCGCGTCGCAGTGCGTGCAGCGAACGTGGCAGCGCGGCATCGATCAGTCCTCCGCGTCGCCGGCCTGCAGCCGTTTCACGTCCACGCGCGCAGCTGCGCGGCGTCGTTCGCGCGTTTCTCGCGCACGCGCAGATGATTCGAGCGCGTCCCGCACGCTGGCGCGCTGGATTGCGGTGTCGAAATCGCCGGTCATGTGCAGCAGTTGCCACTCGACGCGCAGCAGATGGGTTGGCAGGTGATCTTTCTGCATGGCCGGCTCACGCGCTGTAGGTGGCCGCGCTCGACGCGTCTGCCGCTTCGTCGCTGTATGTCCACGCGACGCAACCGATACCGACCGCGAGACAGAGCAGTACGATTTTCCAGAGGGGCATGGGCTTGTTCATGCGCACCTCAAATGCCGAATTCCGGAGCGACCGCGCTGGCGATCAGGTACAGCACGACGAGCGCGACGAGCGGGTGCCAGTCGCGCGCGCGCATTGCACGCGATTTCGGGCGGGACAGTTCGCTGCGCTGGAACAGGGTGATAAGCATCAGTGCCTCGTCTGGCGTTTGCAGCGGCAGTGCTGCGACGAGACGGACTTTAGCGAAACGCGAAAACTTTGTCTATAGCGAAACGCGAAAACATACGCTAAATTTGTAACGCCGAACGGTGACATGTGTTGCTAGGCTGCACCGTGCCGAGCGAAAAGAGCCGGTTGTGCGCGGACATCCTGTCAAGACTGACAGTTGTTGAAAGCAATCTGTCTTTTTGATTAAACTACTGTACATGCATACAGTGTGTCGGCGCTAATGAGGGCGGGGCTGTTGATGAAAGAAGAACTGATTAAATGCTTACGATGCAGGCCGGGGGACGTCGCGCGGGTCGTATCGTCGCCCAACGAGGCCCTGGTCGGGCGCCTCGTTGAGGTGGTCCAGATACATTTCGATGGGAGGTGGGAGTGCGAACTAGCGGGACCGCCGGTGATGGGATTGGCGGACGATGGGGGCGGCTTGATTTTGACTAGCGACTGGTTGTTTCCGGACTGTTGCCTTGAGCCGCGGCCCGGTTACAAACACACGGCGTCACCCGCCTTTGCCGAATCGCTTGCTGCCTGACGGGGAAGTTGTGGGCTGAGTCGTCGATTGCGTTAAGAGCCAGCCAATAAACGACTCAACCTGTGCGCGCTGGCCGGGGTTGAGTTGGCTCCAGCCAGCGGGCGGATCGGCGGGAGAATTCGCTGGCGCGGCGACGGAGTGGTCGGTATCCATCCAACCGACCGGTTTGCCAATGTTCTGTTCGATTTTGCGTGCCGTCATTGCGCGCATGCCGCGAGCTCTGCCCGTCTTCGAATCCTTGGCGCCGTCTCGCAGGTTGGTAAATTGCGAGTGAGACATCCCAATGGCAGCTGCAGCAGCAGCTGGCCCACCATGCTCAGATTCGATGATCTTGAGGTTGTCGCGACGGATTTGGTCGATGTCCTTCATGTCTGCAATTCAATAGCAAAACGCTAAAGCCGTATATGCGCGAAACGCTATAGACAAAGCTTTTGCGTTTCGCTAAAGTTGCGGCATGGACCTCAGAACCTATCTCGACGCCGAGCGCGGTCGACTCGTCAAATTGGCCGATGCTATCGGCGCTCACGCGTCAGACCTCAGCGCATGGGCAAACAAGAAAAGGCCTGTGCCGATCCCATTTGGTTGGCCGATTGAGCGAGAAACGAAAGGTCAGGTTCGAAGGGTGGATCTCTTCGCTGCGGACCTGATCCCTGATGTCTGGCCGGAACTCGTCCAACAAAAGGAGATTGCATGACGCGTTCCCGCACGCGCTGGCCCGTTCTCCGAACCCTGCTGATCCATCATCGCAGCCCAATTGCGCGGCTCGCGTATCGCCACAACTTTCGGTGGGTCGATCGGCTTCAGGACGCATACATGCGTCGACTTGTGCGCGCCGGACTCGCGCCGGAATTCGAAATCGGGCCGGACGGCCGCGTCAGTCTTCGTCGTCGATCGGTATCAATCCCGCCTTCTTTGCTTGCTTTTCGAGATCGTCGTAATCGAGCTCCATCGTCCGACGACATTCCGGGCACCAGACCGGCGGATCTAAGCGACCGTTGAGCGCGCGCTCGATGGTTTCCTTGCGCACGAACCCGCAGAAATTGCAGCGGAAATCGTAGGGGTGATTTGTATCCATAAATCCGGCTCCGTTGATCGAGTGAGTGAATGTTATTCGATCTGGAGTTTGGTTAACAGCATGAAAAACGGTGAAATTCAAGGGTAAAAATGGCTCACCAATACAGCGATTCCGAATGGACCGACGTGCTTTATAAATCGGTCTCAAAAACCCCGGGGAAGGTTGGAGACGCGGCACGCTATCTGAGCGAGCGCCGCGGGATTCACATCACCGGGGAATCATTGCGACTCAAGCTGCGCGAAGTCGAGGGCGCGCGCATCACGGGCGAGATGTTCGAAATGTTGATCGAGTGGATGCAGGAAAAAAATCAGCCCCATGCGCTCGACGCACTGCACGCACTCAATGCGCGATTCGGCCTGGTCGCCGGCGCGCCGATTCAGCGTGAAAGCAGTTCGGATATTTCGGCGCTTGTGTCGGCCGCGTTGGTGGTCAGTACTTACGCCGGTCGGTTTGCCGAGGAGATTCACAAGGCCGTTGAAGACGGCGTGATTAAGCAGTACGAGGTGGAGGCCATCGAGCGCGCCGCGCGCGAAAGCCAGCGTCAAATCGAGGTCGCCGTCTGTACCGCGCGCGCCTTGGTCGTCAATCCGCGCTAACGCGCTTCCGAAGCATTTGGGGAAACAATGGGCGCCAGCCATGAGGCTGAGGCGCGCGGGGTAATTGCGTCCGTAGAATCCGAGCAGGCAGTGCTAGGCGCGCTCATGCTCGACAACGGCGCATACGACCTGATCGCGGCGGAGCTGTCCGCAGACGATTTCACGGTCGGCGATCATCGCGCGATCTTCACCGCAATTCAACATCTGATCGTCAGCTCGCGCCCGGCTGACGTGCTGACCGTTTTCGAGCAGCTGCGCGCGACGCACGCGAAGGTTTCGGAGCCCCTCCGATACCTCAACGACCTTGTAAATTCGACGCCGAGCTCGGCAAACCTAAGCCGATACGCGGACATCGTTCGGTCGCGCTCGCAGCTGCGCGGCGCGGTACGAGCCGCTCGGGCCGTGATCGATCAATGTCACAACACGAACGGGCGCGAGGCGACCGAGATTATCGATTCGGCGCAGGCGGCTTTTCTGCGGCTGTCCGATCGCGGCCAGCGTGCGGCGGACAGTTTTCAGCCAATGCAGCCAGCATTGACGCGCGTGGTTGAGCGCATCGACGAGCTGTTCCACCGCGAGGACCGCGGCGGGATTACCGGAACGCCGACAGGATTTGTCGACTTAGACGGGCGACTCGACGGTATGCACGGCGGTGAGCTGATTATTGTCGGCGGACGGCCATCGATGGGAAAGACCTCGCTCGCAATGAATATCGCCGAGCATGTCGCCATCGTATCGAGATTGCCCGTTGGCGTCTTGTCGCTGGAGATGCCGACCGAACAGTTGACCATGCGCATGCTGGCGTCGACGTCCCGTATCAGCCAAAACAGGCTGCGAACCGGTCGCCTCGAGGATGACGACTGGCCGCGCCTGACGCGCGGCGTCGAGCTTATGGCCGACGCGCCCGTGCATATTCTCGATAGTTCCGCCATCACCCCGTCGAGATTCAAGTCCGAGTTGCGGCGCTTGTATCGCGAATGCGGCAGGCTCGGGCTGATTGTCGTCGACTACCTGCAGCTGATGTCGGGCGACGGCGGCGGATCGGAAATGCGGGCCACCGAAGTCGCCGAAATATCGCGTGCACTCAAACAAATTGCGAAAGAACTCGACGTCCCGATCATTGCGCTGTCGCAGCTCAACCGAGGGCTCGAGAATCGCCCAAACAAGCGGCCCGTCATGTCGGATCTGCGCGAATCCGGCGCGATCGAGCAGGACGCAGACGTGATCCTCTTTATCTACCGCGATGAGGTCTACAACCCCGACAGCGCGGATCGCGGCACGGCCGAAATCATCATTGCGAAGCAGCGAAACGGACCGATCGGCACCGTGCGGCTCGCATTCCAGAACGCAACGACTCGGTTCGAGAATTTTGCCGAGCCGACATCAAGTTACTGACCTGTATGAAAACCGTTTCCCCTTTTTACTCCTGGCGCCGCGCAATGATGTCCAGCGCGCTGCCGTCGACGACGAAGCTCGTGCTGTTCGTCGTGGCGGAATATTCGAACGGGATGGATGGCACCTGCTGGCCGTCACTCGAAACCATCGCGGAGAAAGCCACGCTTTCGATTCGCGCGGTGACGAAGCATCTTGGCATCGCTGCAGAGTTCGGATGGCTGACTAGTTGGCGTTCGCGCCGGCCGGATCGGAGGTGGGCGCATGCGCACTATCGACTGTCAATTCCGGAGGACGTTGCGCTCCAACAGCGCGATGCGATCGACCTCGATCTCGCTGCAGCCGATGACGAACTGGCGGTCGGCGGCCCGGAACGTAGTGCCGAGACTGCACAAAAAGTAGGCAAATCGGCACCACGTGCCAGTAACTCCGGCGAATCACTGGCACGTGGTGCCAGTAACTCCGCTGCGGCGCCGGAACGTGGTGCCAGTGAGGGCGCTCAGGGGCCGGAATCCACCGATTCGGTAGAAAGTTCCTGGCACCACGTTCCAACTAACTACCCAGTAAACAGAAATATGAGTAAACCCTCTCTCTATCTAACCACGGTGGTTAGCACAGGCAGCGGCGATCAGAGAGAAAAACCGAGTGACGGGGATTTTTCGTTCGCTCGGTGGATGCTCGACAAGCTGCGTGCTGACGATCCTGGGTTTCCTGCGCCGAATCTCGACGAGTGGGCAGCCGACGTCGCGGCGATGATTCGCGACGACGGCCGATCGGTCGATGCGATGGCGAGGCTCGCCGGTTATGCGCTGCGCGACAAGTTTTGGAAGCGCGTCATCACGTCGCCGGCGCGCCTGCGAAAGAACTGGGAGGAATTGCGGCGCCGGCGCAACGCGGCGATCGAATCGAAGGCCACAGCGTCGGCGTCTGGCGCGGCGCCGAGCCACGCCTCATCCGGTGTTGATGATCGCCGGTGTGCGCACGTCGAAGCCGGCTGCCGCTGCACGAATTCAGCAACAACTCTCATCGGTGCCGGCGCGTCGCGGCGCGGCTATTGCCGAAAGCACATCGGCTTTTACGAAGAATGACGGGGAAACTATGACGATCGAAAAACGACTCCAAAATTGGGCGCGCGCGTACAGCTACGGCGAAGGGCATTCCGACGGAACGGTGGCGAGCATCTATTTCCCGAATTCCGCGGGGAAGACCGTGGCGAGCGACGTGGACGTTGCGGATGCCGAGCTGGTGGAAAAGGCGTGGCGTCGGTTGATGCCGCTCGACAAGCAGCTGCTTCGCATGCACTACATGTGGAACGCACGGCCCGCCATGATTTGCAGGCGGTTGGGTCTCAAGGTGAGTCCGCGCTCGGTGTTCGATTTCGCGCTGTCGCACGCGCGCAAGGCAATCGAACAACAACTGAGCGAGTCGGTCCGTCAGCACGTGCGGATCGCCGACGTCATTGCGCGAATGCAGAATGATGTTGCGAATTCGAAATAGCTGATCTACACTTCGATCCACAATTTGATCCGGCGAAAGCTGAGTAGAGTTCGGGCACTCCCCGGGCTCTCTAGCGCCCGGAAGAATCGCAAAGCCTCGATCGCGAAAGCGTCGGGGCTTTTTGCATTGGGCTCGCGAAAGGAGGGGCTTGCTGTGTCGCATGAATTGATGATCGCCCGGAAGTGCGTCGTCGATGGCCCCGGCGCATTGACTATTCGTGAGCGAATCGCCATCGGCGCTGATCCATGGATTGATGCTGATGACGATGCGGTGCGGCGCGCCAGTTGGCGCGTCATCGAGCATTCGTTACGAGACGAGTTGCAGGAGCATGTCGTCGAGAGTGTCGATGGTAAGTGTGCCATCGTCGACAAGCCGCTCGGCAAGTAGCGCGACGAGCTTTGCAGTACGTGCCTGAATGGGATCGACCGATCCTTGTTTCCCCGTTTGGCTGTCGGTCAGCGTGTAGAACACGCGTCGCGATGTCTCGATGCCGTCTTCCTTGTATGTCCGGTCTCGAAGCAATTCGTCTTTTGTCACGTCGGTCTCCGTGGTGTGAGTCGATGAATAACCGAGGATCGTAGCATGGCAATCAAGGCGCCTACGCAGTGTCGGCATTTCGGATGCGGCCGACTGGTCGCGACGCCAGGCTACTGCGCCGAGCATGCGAGCGAGGCGGTCGGTTGGCAATCGGATCGCCTGCGCGGATCGCGGCATGCCCGCGGATACGGAACAGCCTGGACGAAGTTGCGGCGCGAGGTGCTCGACCGCGACAACGGGCTCTGCGTGCCGTGCCGGAAGAAAGGCCGGATCGCTCGGGCCGTCGCGGTCGACCACGTCGTATCGAAGGCCGAAGGCGGAACCGACGAACTCGCGAACTTGCAGTCGATCTGCAAGCCGTGTCACGACGCGAAGACCGCGACCGAGGCCGCGCGGGGGCGCGGTCGCCGCTGACCCGGCCCGGACCGACGCCCCCGACCGAGGGGGGGGGTACTTTTAATTTTTCGGACCCTTGCCTGGGACCGAACGTTCAGCCGCATTTTTTCGCGGACCACTTTTTGAAGAGGGGGGGGTTAAGAAAGCCGCCCCATAGAGCCGATCGCGCAACGCGAGATGAGTTTTTCGTCGGCTCGCTTACGGGAAGCCTCACATGAGTCCGAATCAACCGTTTGCCGACGTCGGCGGTGCCGACGATTCGCGCGCGTCGGGCGGCGGCGTTGGAAAGGCGATCGAATCGCCGCCGCCGCCGCCCGGGGTGCATTTCGAGTCCGCGCACCGCAAGGTGTGGGACTACCTGTGCTTCGCGCTGCGCGCGGAGGGTGTGCCGCACCGAACTGCCGGTGTCGCGCTGTCGATCGTGTGCGTCGACTTCGTTCGCTGGGTGAAGGTCGAGCTGCAGCTGCGCGACTTCGAGAAGATCAATCACGGATCGTTCATGGTGCAGACGCCGAACGGTCATACGCAGCCGCATCAACTCTACTACGCGGCGAAGTCGCTGAAAGAGGGGTTGCTCAAGTGCTTGCCGGAAGCCTGCCTGACGACGCCGTCGATGCTGATCGCGAAATCGAAGATGGAAGATCCGAATCCGCAGGACGATCTGTTCGACCAGTTGCTCGACCACGCGCGCTCGAGGCCGACGAGCTTGCCCGCCTGACGCCGGCCGTCCGGCATCGGTGGGACGTCGACTATGGCCTCCCGGTGCTGCGCGGCGAGATTGTTGTCGGCGAGTTCGCGTTTCTCGCGGTAAAGCGGCATTACGACGATCTGATCAACGGCCCTGCGCGTGGCATCGTATTCAGCGCGCCCCATGCAGCGCACATCATTGATTGGATCGAGACGCAGTTCCTGCACATCAAGGGCGCGCTGGCTGGTCAGGCTCTCGTGCTCGATCCGTGGCAGCGGTTCTGGACCGCAGTCATGTACGGATGGCGTCGCGTAGATACTGGGCTGCGCCGGTTTCGCACTGGATACGAGGAGGTAGCGCGCAAGAACGGCAAGTCGACGTGGAAGGCCGGCCAGGCTGACTATCTGTTTCTGATGGACGGCGAGCAGGGCGCGGAGGTGTACACGATCGCAACGACGCGCGAGCAGGCAATGAGCGTGTTCAAGCCGGCACTCGACAACTACCGGCGCCGGTGCCGGCGATCGAAACGGCTGGCGCGTTCGATCAAGGTGTACGACGGAACGAACCAAGAGCGGATCGTATTCGGCAGCAGTGTGTTCAAGCCGTTGCCGGCGAATGCGGAATCGCTCGACGGTCTGAATCCGTCGGTTTGTATGGTCGACGAGTTGCACGCCCACAAGACGCGGGAAGTGTGGGACGTGATGGAGTCGGCACTCGGCGCGCGGCTCCAACCGTTGATCTCGGCCATCACCACGTCCGGCTACATCCTCGACGGGATCTGCACTGAGATTCGCGGCTATCTCGTCGTGATCCTGCGAGGCGGCAAGATCGACGACAGCTTTTTCGGCTACATCTACACGCTTGACGAAGGTGATGATCCTTTCGATCCAGCGGTTTGGATCAAGGCGAACCCGAGCCTCGGTAGTGCGAAAACGCTCGAGTACATGCGTGCGCAGGCTACGAAAGCGGCCGAGCTGCCGAGCGCGAAGGCGAATTTTCTGACCAAGGATCTGAATGTCTGGGTCAATGGCGCACTGAGCTGGTTCGACATTGCTGTATGGGACGCATGCGGCGCGCCGTTCGATCGGAAATCGCTCGCCGGCCGCAAGTGCTTCGGCGGCTTGGACTTGGCTAGTACGCAGGATTTGTGCGCTTTCGTGCTCACGTTCCCGCCGTACGCCGATGACGGGGAAATCGACCCAGTCGGCGAGTGGTTCTATGTCTTTTTCATTTTCGCACCAGAGGCGAAGGTGAACACTCAGGAGGCCAGCGACGCCGCGCCGTACAAAAAATGGGCGGAGCAAGGGTGGTTGATCGTGACGCCGGGCGCGGTCACGGACTACACGGTCATTCGCGACACGATCAAGGTCGCCTGCAAACTCTACGACGTGCAGGACATCGCGTTCGATCCATGGAACGCAACGCAGATCGTCAACGAGCTGCTCGAGGACGAGATCCCGATGGTGCAGGTCGCGCAAAACATGGCCGGCCTGTCGCCCGGCGCGAAGCAGTTGGAGCGCCTGGTGTATGGCGGTCGGATGCGTCATGGAGGGAACCCGGTCGCGCGGTGGTGCGCCAGCAACGTCACGTTGCTGCTCGATTCGAATGAAAACATCCGGCCCGACAAGAAGAAGTCGCGGCCGAACGGGCGCATCGATCCGATCGTCGCGGCCTGTATGGCGACAACGCGCGCGGTTACGTATCAGCCTGAAGCGGACCCGGAAATTTACATCCTATGACGAACGCAACGAACGGTGCGCCGCGCGCGAACGCAAGCGGCTCGCGAATTTTGAACCAGTGGAACGCCGAGCGCCAGGCGGCAAAGGTGAGTGCCGCCGCGGTTTCGACGAGCCAGATCGTCCCGGGAACCGATGCGTACGACTGGATGACGGGCTTGCAGACGCCCGGGCGGGCGGTGAGCGAGCGTGGCGCGATGAGCGTCGCGACCGTCTATTCCTGCGTGGCGCTGATTGGCGGTGCGGTCGCTTCGACACCGTTGGTCGAGTACGAGCGTGGCCCGAACGGCGTGCTGCCGGTGGAATCGGAATATTGGGAGTTGCTCAACGAGGAGCTGCATCCGCGGTGGCCGGCCGCGGTTGGATGGGAATTCGGCATGACGGGCCTGCTCCTGCATGGCGACCTGTTTTCGCGCATCCACCGTGTTTCGCGGTGGTCGCCGCGAATCGAGTCAGTCGAGCCGTTACATCCGCTTTCGGTGTGGGTCGACCTCGTCGACGGCCGCCTCGTGTACACGTATCTCGATCCGGCCACTAACGTCGTGATGACGGTCGATCAAGACGACATGATCCACGTTCCCGGGCCCGGCTTCGATGGTCGACGGGGGCTTTCTCAGATCCGCAGCGTGCTTCGAATGCCAGTCAACGTCGCGTCGTCGGCCGGCCAGCTGGTCGACACGATGCTTTCGGACAACCTGCGGCCCGATCTGGTGATCAGGTCGGATAGTAAGTTGACCGAGGATCAGGTCGCGTTGCTGCGCAAGCAGTGGATACAGCGATACAGCGGGTTGCATAACAGTTCCGCGCCTGTCGTGCTCGGCGGTGGGATGGACATCAAGCAGATTTCGATGTCGGCGGCAGACGTGAAGTTGATCGAAAACCGGAAGCTGACCGATGACGACGTGTGCTCCGTGTTCGGAGTCATGCCGCACATGGTCGGCCGCAGTGACAAAGGTACGACGATCGGCACGACGGCCGAGCAGCTTGCGAAGCACTTCGTGAAATACACGCTTGGCAGGCACCTAACGAAGATCGCGCAGGAGGTCGGTCGGAAGGTGGTTCGAAAACCGAAGCGTTCAATTCAGCACGACGCCGACGCGCTCGACCTCGGCGACATGAAATCGCGGTTTGAGGCCTTCCGCATCGCGCTGGGCCGCGCAGGCGAGCCGGGCTGGATGACGCAAAACGACGTGCGGCGCCGCTTCAACATGCCGCCGGAAGCGGACGGCAACACTCTCAATTCAGGGACCAAAGATGCGACGAAACCGAATCCTCCAGCTGCTGAATGACAACCGCGCAGCGCCGCGAGCTTTCAGCGTGAAGGCGAGTGACGACGGCACGGTTGCGACCGTCTACCTTTACGACGTGATCGTGACCGATGACTGGTGGGGCGGTGTCTCCGCGCAGGCGTTCGTGCAGGCGCTCGCCGGAATCACGGCCGATACGATCCACCTTCGAATCAACAGCCCGGGCGGTGACGTGTTTGCCGCTCGCGCGATGGAAACGGCGATTCGCGGGCACTCGGCGCGTGTGATTGCGCACGTCGACGGCGTTGCCGCGAGCGCGGCCAGTTTCGTGATGCTTGCGGCCGACGAAGTCGAGATCACGGACGGCGCGTTCGTGATGATCCATAACGCGTGGACGTTCGCGATGGGAAATGCGGACGATCTGCGCGAGTCGGCGAAGCTGCTCGACGCTGTCGACGCGTCGCTGGTGCGAACCTACGCGAAGGAGACGGGGCAAAGTGAGGACGATATTTCCGCATGGATGGCGGCCGAAACGTGGATGTCATCCGACGAAGCCGTGCAACGCGGCTTTGCTGATCGGCTCGCGGGCGCTGGCACGGATGCACAGGCGTCCGCATGGAATCTCTCGGCGTATGACCGAGCGCCGAGCGCGGCGCATGCGCAGTCGTCGCCGCGCAGGCCGGTCGCGTTCGCTCCGACGGAATCGCCGGCGGCGCCGGCGCCGGATTCGAAGCCTGTCGAGCCGGCGGCGGCTCCGCAGACGTCGGCCGCGGCGCCGGATATGGAAGCAATGCGGCGCCGGCTGGAGCTTGCACAACGTTCGTGACGCGTTCCCGCGTCGATTCAAAGGGCTGCCTTCGGGTGGCCCTTTCTTTTTATGTCGATGGAGACTGTATGGCTATTGCAATTCAAGCACTGCGGGAGCGTCGCGACGCACTCGCGAAAAACCTGAACGCGCTGCTCGAAAATACCCCGGGCGACAAGTGGGGCGCCGAGCAGCAAAAGGCGTATGACGAAGGTCTGGCCGAGATCGATCGCGTGAGCGCGGAAATCAAGCGTCACGAAGGGCTGATGAATCGGCTCGCCGAAGACGCGCTCGCCGGCAATCCCGAGGGCCTGATCAACGCTCACGTCAAGACGCCGGGCGCGCACGACGGCGAGTCGCGCGCGATCCGCACGTTCCTCCGGCGCGGCGTGATGGCACTGACCGACGAGGACCGCGCGCGCATGCTCGCACGGCAGACGCCGGATATCCAGAACGCCATGTCGACCGGCGATCCGGCGTCCGGCGGCTATACCGTCGCGCCCGAGTTCTACCGCCGGTTGTCCGAGGCGCTTAAGGCATTCGGCGGCCTTCGCCAGATCGCTACCGTACTGTCGACCGGAACCGGCGCGTCGATGACGTTCCCGGGTACGGACGCGACGACGGAAGAGGGCGAGATCGTCGACGAAAACGGGGAGACGGGCGACAGCGACACGAAGTTCGTCGCGAAGTCGCTCGAAGCGTTCCGCTACTCGTCGAAGTCGATCGCGCTTTCGATGGAGCTGCTGCAGGACAGCATGTTTGACCTCGAAAGCTACATCATCCGGCTGCTGACGACGCGAATCGGTCGGATCACCTCGCGGCATTACGCGAAAGGCACTGGCAACAAGCAGCCGGTCGGGCTGCTGACGGCGGTCGGCACGGGCGTTACCGTGGCGTCGCCGGACCTGATCACCTACGACGACCTGATCGACCTCGAGCACAGCATCGATCCGGCATACCGCGTGCGTCCGAGCTGTGGGTACGCGATGCACGATCAGATGCTGAAGGTCGTTCGCAAGATCAAGGACGAGCAAAAGCGACCGATCTTCGTGCCGGGCTACGAGCAGGGCAATCCGGGAGGGGCGCCGGATCGTCTGCTCGGCCGACCGGTCACGATCGTGCAGGAATACGACGTGCCCGAGGCGGGTGCCAAGCCGCTGACGTTCGGTGACCATTCCGAATACATCGTGCGCGAAGTGATGGATCTCACGATGTTCCGGATGACGGACTCGCGATACACGCTGAAGGGCCAGGTCGGTTTCGTCGGCTTCAATCGCCAGGGCGGCAACCTGATCGACATCGGTGGTGCCGTGAAGGCGCTGAAGATGGGCCAGCCGGCAGCGCCGCAGGGCTGATGACGGGGGCCGCTACGTCGTGGCGGCCGTACATTCGACGTGAGGAATACATGGCCGACCAGTTGGCATATCCGCTGCGCGTTGCGGCGAGCCGCGTCGACGTTATGACGCGGCCCGCCGAGGAAGCAATCACGCTCGACCTGGCGCGCGAGCACTGCCGAATTGACGGCGACGACGAGGATGTTCTGTTGAAGGGGAACATCATCGCGGCGCGCGAGGCGCTCGAGGCGGCGCTGTCCCGCCCGTTGCTGCCGCAAGAGTGTCGGGTACGGATCGATTCGTTTCCGTCCGATCGGATTCTCCTGTGGAACGACGTGATCGAGATCACCGACGTCTCGTATACGGACGAGGCCGGCGTGCGGCAGACCTTGCCGCCGGCAGCGTACCGAGTGATGGATCGGGCGTATCTCGTGTCCCGAAAATCGTTCCCGTACGGCGAGGATGTCCAGGTGCGGTTTCGTTGCGGCGCGTTCGAAACACCGGACGCCGTGCCTGAATCGCTCGTCGCATGGATGCTGCTGCAGCTCGGTACGCTGTCCGCGCACCGTGAATCGGAGCTCGATGGCACGGTCAGTTCGCTGAGCGAGGATTTCACGAACCGACTGATCGCGCGTCACGCGATCATCAGTATTTAGTGAGGCCGTATGCGCGCGGGAAAACGTAACGAGCGAATCGTGATCGAGCGCCGGAGCGGTGCAGTAAACGAGAACGACGAGCCATTACCGGATGCGTGGGTCGAGCATTCGAGGCCCTGGGCCGACGTGCTGTTTATCAGCGGCAAAGAGCATGTCGTTTCGGGTGCTGTCCGGGGGGCCGCGGTGGCCAGCATGCGCATTCGCTACCGGGCCGGTATCGATGAGCAGATGCGCGTGCGCTACGACGGCAGGCTCTACGATATTACGGCGGTTCTGCCGTCGCGCAAGCGCGGGTATATGGACCTGTCGGTGAAGGTGGGGGAGAAATATGTCTAGCGTGCAGATTCTGGGGCTGGGTGACCTGCGTGCCGATTTCGAGAAGCTCGCGAAAGCGCAGTCGACCAAGGCGTTGCGGCGCGCGACGCTGGCCGGCGCGAAAGTGATCCGGGACGAGGCTCGCGCGCGCGCGCCGAAGAAATCCGGGAAGCTGCGGCGAAATATCGTGTCGGCAGCGCTTCGTCAGAAGGACGCGCCCGGTATCGCGACGGCAGGTGTACGCGTGCGGACGAAGGGCAAGGGCGATTCGCCCAGCAACGCGTTTTACTGGCGCTTCGTCGAGCTCGGCACGCAGCATATGCGGGCGCAGCCGTTTGCGCGACCGGCGTTCGACGCGTCGATCGGCCAGGCCGAGGGCGCGATTCGTACCGAGATCGCGCGTGCGATCGACATGGTGATCGGGGGTGGCCGGTGAGTGCGCTGATTGTCCGCAATGCGATCGGCCCGGTTGGAGCCGCGAAGGGCTATGTCGGCGCCGCGGCTGCAGCAGCGAAATCGCCGTACTACGTGGTATCGCGCGTGAGCGGCGCGCGCGACATGGCGATTGGCGGTGCGACCGGCGGTAAATCGGGCGTGTTCCAGGTCGACGTCTACGCCAGCACGTATACGGACGCCGACGCGCTCGCCGACAAGGTGATCGATCGCGCGTACGCGGCCGAGCAGTTTTCCGTCGGCGGGGTGAACGACCTGCCCGACGACTATTCGAGCGATTCCGGTGATTTTCGGGTGAGCCTCGAAATATCCGTTGAATTCTGACGGAATCCGCTGTGTGTACGGCCCGCCTCGAGCGGGCCTTTCTTTTTTGTGAGGGGCTTATGGCCGAGAAGAGCAAGCGCATCAAGGCGCAAGGTACGAAGGTCGAGATCTCGAAGACGGTTTCGGCAGATCTCGACGACAACACGCTCGTTTTCGTCGATCTCGGGACGACGACCAAAACGATCAACTGGCAGGGCGGTCAGTCGGCGGACATCGATGCGACGACCCTGGAAAGCGAGGAGAAAGAGTCCGAGGTGGGGTTGGCCGATCCAGGCGAGTTCTCGGTCGACGGAAACTATTCTCCCGACGACGAAGGGCAGAAGGTTCTCCGGGCCGCGCGTGCTACTGGCGACAAACACGTATTCCGTGTGACGTTCCGCGACAAGTCGCAATTCCTGTTCGTCGGCATGGTGCGTCAGTACACCTGGTCGGCAGGCGTCGACGGCATCGTGACGTCGACCTACAGCGTCCGTGTCAGCGGCTCGCCGAAGGAAGTGCCGCCGCCGGTCGCGCCGGCGGGTTAATCGACCTGAAAACATAAGGAAAAAGTGATGACGAAAACTCCGACGGCCGCCAGTGCGCTGCGTGCCGCGATTCTCAATCCGCTGGCCGGCTGGCGCCACGAGATGCTTGCGATGCCGGAATGGGGCGACGTAACGGTCGCCGTTCGCGAGCCGTTGCTCGAGGACCGAGCGTTCTGGCTCGAACCGCTGCGCCTCGCAGCCGGCGTCGAGCCGGGCGACGACGAAGCAACGGCTCGCGAGAAGTATGCGCGCGTCACCGCGGAAGAGCACAAGCTGGCTTACGCGCGCCTGTTCGTTCGTGTCCTGTACGTGGAAACGTCGGCCGGCTGGCGTCGCGAATTCGAGGATGGCGACGCGCAGGAGGTCGCGTCGGCATTCGGCGCCGCGCACGATCGAATCGTCAGCAAGGCGCTCGAGCTCGGCAACATGAAGGCCGACGCGGAGGACGATGCAAAAAAAGCCTCCGCCGAAACCCCGATCTCCGACTCGAATTGACGTTGGCGCTGCGGCTCGGCAGGACGCTCGCCGAGCTGCGCGCGGACATGTCGACCGCGGAGTTTGCGTTGTGGCAGGCGTTCGATGCCGAGTCGCCGATTGCCGATGATCGTTACGACCTTCACGCCGCAATGGTCGCGTCGGCGGTGTTCCAGGCGCAGGGTGCGAAGGTCAAGGTGTCCGACATGATGCCGAACTGGTCGGGTGAATCGGCAGAGGTTCAAGAGGTCGCCGACGATCCATTCTTCGCAGGCCTAATGAGATTGGTAAAGTAGGCGGATAGGGAATATGGGAACGAGTCTCCGCGAGCTGATCGTCAGCGTTACCGCGAATACGACCCAGTACGATCGACGCATGCAGCAGCTTGGGTCGACGGCCAGCGGCTATTTCAATGCGGTCCGGGATGGGGGCCGTGCCGCTGACGCGGCGTTCGCGTCCAACGCGTCGAGCGTGCAGGTGACGGTTCGCGCAATCGAGGCCGCGCGCGGCTCGCTCACGGCATATGCGCAGGCTGCTACTGCAGCGTTCGGCGTGCACCAACTGATCGAGTATGCCGACGAATGGACGAACCTGAGCAACCGGCTCAAGATCGTCACGCGGGATCAGATCGATTTCGCCGTCGCGCAGAACGATGTGCTTCGGATCGCGCAGTCGACGCGGCAGCCGCTCGACGCGACGGCCGAGCTGTATCAGCGGATCGCGAACAACACGTCGCACCTCGGGCTGTCGATTAAGCAGGTCGGCCCGCTGGTCGAGACGATCAGCAAGGCGGTTGCGCTGTCGGGCGTGTCGGCCGACACGGCGCGCCTCGGTATCGTGCAGCTGGGTCAGGCGTTCGCGTCCGGTCAGCTGCGCGGGCAGGATCTGAAGAGCGTGCTCGAGGAACTGCCGGGCGTTGCCGATGCGATCGCGCGCGGGATGGGTAAAGGCACGTCCGAGCTGAAGGCCTTGGCCGAGGACGGCAAGCTGACCGTCGAAAACCTGATCGACGCGCTGAAGAACGCCGGGTCGAGCACGGACGCACTGTTCGGCAAGGTCGACATGACGGTCGGGCAGGCGATGACGCGCCTGCAAACGGAAATCATCGCGTACGTCGGGCACGCGAACGAGGCGACCGGCGCGAGCGCGAAGCTGGCGCAGAGCGTGGTCTACGTTGCCGATCACCTCGACGAGATCGTCGCGATCAGCGCGTCGCTCGCGGCCGGCCGGCTCGGCGTGTATTTCGCGCAGACCGCGGTGGCCGTCAGCAAGTCGGCCATCGCGTGGAACGCCGAGCGGCAGGCGCTGCTCGCGAAGGCACAGGCGGAAAACGCGGCCGCGCTGGTCACGATCACGAAGGCGCAGAGCGACCGCGATGCGGCAGCGGCGAAGCTGCAAAACGCGCAGGCGGCAGAAGTCGCCGCGGCGGCCGAGTTGGCCGGCATGCGCGCGATGCGCGAAAGCCTCGCGATGCAGTCGGCGCTGACCGCCGGGTCGATCCAGTACACGCAGGCGAAGCTCGCCGAGGCGCGGGCGATCGAGGCGAGCGCGGTGGCGCAGGTCGCGACCGCGCGGTCGAATCTGGCGAACAGCCAGGAGATCGGGACGCGGATCGCCGGCACGCCGTACGCGGCGATAATCGCGCGCGAGACGGCGGCGGCGCAGGGCGAGCTGGAGCGCGCCGAGGCGTCCCTCGCGCTGGCGCAGCAGCGCCGTGTGGCGCTGGAGGCTGCGGCGGCCAAGGGTACGGTCGACCAGACGCGGTATGCGGCGGCGCTGGCCGAAACCGAGAAGGGGCTTGCGGTAGCCGAGCGCGAAGTGGCGGCGGCGACGCAGGCCCGCGAACGGGCCGAGCGCGGGGCGACGGCCGCGACTGCGGGCCTGGCCGCGGCGACCGAGCGCGCCGCAGTGGCACAGACGGCTGCCGCGCGCGCGGGTTCGTTGATGCGGACGGTAGGGTCCGGCTTGCTGTCGGTGATGGGCGGCCTGCCCGGCATCGTTGCGACCGTTGGCACGGTCGCGCTCGGCGCCGCGGTGAACTGGCTGGTATTTCGCGATCACGCGAGCAGCGCGACGTCGAGCCTGATCGACATGCAGGCGCCGCTCGACCAGATCATCGAGAAGTATCGGCAGTTGTCGCCGCTGCTGCAGGAGGTCGAGCGCAATCGCGCGAAGCAGGCGCAGACCGCGGCGCGCAGCGATGTTGCGGACGCGTACGCGGGCCTCGCAGCGCGCGCATCGCAGAGCGTCATCGTGCCGGGCATCGGCGATAGCGCGCCGATCATCACGGACGAAAATCAGGTTGCGCTCGATCGGTTCGTTGAAGGGCTGAACCGGATCAAGACCGAGAATCTCGGCGTCGACGAGAAGTCGCGCGAGCTTGCGTCGCTGGTCGGCGTATTTATCGACGCGACGAAGGGCGGCGACGAGCTGCGCGCCGAGCTGGTGCAGGCTGCCTCGGCGATCGACACGGCCGGCGCCGCGGCGGACAAGGGCACACGTACGCTCGCAGCGATGGATGCTGCCGCGCGCGGCGCGGCCGACGGTATCCGGTTGCTCACGGAGGAAAACAATTTCTTCGCGGGCGGCATGGCGGCCGAGGCCTGGAACAAATATGTCGAGAAGCTGAAAGAGGCCTCCGACGTAATCGGCATGACCGCGCAGCAACGCGCCGAATACGAAGCAAAAACGAAGGGCGCAAACACTGCAGAGGCGCGGCAGGCTGGATTGATCGCCGGGCGCGCGGACGCGTACAAATCGCTCGAAAAGGCGATCCAGGACAAAGACGCGAAGGCCGAGGCCGGCGCGCGGCGCAACATCGACAATCTGACGCGCGAGCTCGCGCTGATGAATCAGCAGATGGTCGTCGCCGCGGCGCTTGCGGAGTTCCAGGCGGATCTCGTCAGCAAGAAATTCGAGAAATTCGGGTTCAACGCTGACGCGGCGCTCGCGGCCGCCGCGGCACGCGGCAAAAAGGCGTTCGACGACACGGTGTCGGAATCGGCCGGCCAGGTTGCCCGCATCGGCGTCAACGCGCCGGCGCTCGCGCACAAGAGCCGGGCCGGCGGGTCGCGTGCCGAGCCGGAAAGCCAGCGCATGCTCGACAACATCGCGCAGCGTATCGCGCAGCTGCGCGTCGAAGCGGTCGCAACCGACAAGCTCACGCAGTCGGAGAAAGATCGGATCGGGTTCGACCAGAAGTTGACCGATCTGGCCGCGAAGCGCACGAAGCTGACCGACGGCGACAAGAGCTTGATTCGTGATCAGGCTGCAATTCGCGCGGCATACGACCGTGCGGTGCAGCTGGAGAAAGAGGTTCGCTATCACGAAGCGATCAACAAGCTGAAGGAGCGCAGCGCGCAGATTGACGCGGAGCTGGCGGACTATGCGTCCGAACGGCAGCGCGAAGTCGCGCGCGAGCTGGCCGCGATGCCGATGGGCGACAACGCGCGCGAGCTCAACCAGGCGACGAGCCGCGTCGGGGACGAATTCCGGCGCCGGCGCGACGATTTCACGAAGGGCGCGCGGAAGGACGGCACGCTCGGCTCGCCGGAGTATCTGGCCGAGATCGACCGCATCAACCGGGCCGAGGCCGAGCAGGTCGAGCGTGAACGCGGGTATGTCGAGCAGCGGCTCGCGGTGCAGCGCGACTGGCGCGTCGGCGCGAGCCGTGCGGTGGCGCTGTATCAGGAATCTGCGGAGAACGCGGCAGGTCGCGCGGAGGAGGCATTTACGAGTTCGTTCCGCAGCATGGAGGACGCGCTCACCTCGTTCGTGTCGACAGGCAAGCTGGATTTTCGCGGGCTGGTCAACAGCATGATCGCGGACCTGGCGCGCTTCGCCGCGCGCGCCGCGATGGCGCCGGTGTTCGGCGCGCTCGGTTCGGCGCTGGGGCTGGGCGCGGCCAGCGCGGGCGGATTCAGTGCGTCGTCGTTGCTCGGCGGTGTGGCGGGCGGCCTGTCCGACATGCTCGGGGCGGGTGGCGGCAACGCGTACGGCTTCCACCTCGCGACCGGCGGGCGGGTCACGGGCCCGGGCACGTCGACGAGCGACAGCATTCCGGCGTGGCTCTCGAACGAGGAATTCGTGGTGAAGGCCGCGGCGGTGCGCAAGCCCGGCGTGCTTCGGCTGCTGGAGGCGATCAACAGCGGACAGGATCTCGGCTTCGCGAAGTTTGCGAACGGCGGGCTGGTCGGCGGTGGGTCGGCTGGCGGTGACCCGCTCGGCGCGCCAGGCGGAGGGATCGAGCTGAATATCCCGGTGACGATCGACGGCGGCACGGGCAACGCGGCGCAGATGATGGCCAGTGCCGAGTTCGTGAAGAAGCTCACGCAGATGGTGCAGGGGCTGATCGCGGTCGAGAGTCGTCAGGGTGGCGCGCTCTGGAAACTGAAAAACGGGATGGGGTGATGACCGACACGTTTATCTGGTCGCCGACCGTCGAGGGGTTCGGCGGCGATACGACGCTGCGTGTGCGAAAGGCCGGCTTCGGCGATGGGTACACGCAGCGCGCGGCCGATGGTCTCAATAACCGCGTGCTGTCGTACAGCCTTCGATTCGTGGGGAAGACCGACAAGATCTCGGCAATTCTCGCGTTCCTCGATGCGCACGCCGGGGCGGTGTCGTTTTTCTGGACGCCGCCGCTTCGGGCGCAGGGGCGGTTCGTGTGTGAGAAGTACACCGAGCCGGTGAAGAACGGCAACGTGTACACGATCACGGCGCAGTTTGAGCAGACGTTTGCACCATAGGATAAGAAATGCCACAACTTCAAAAAATCGCGCAGGGCACGCCTCCGTCAGGTGTCGACGGCGACACCGTACGTGCCGGGTTCGCTAAGGTGAACGCAAATAGTGACGTGTTGGCTGCATGCGTCGCATTGGGGTACAACATTCTCAGCGACAACTGGACCCTCGCGCCGAGCAACGTCGGCGCGCGATTCGGATTGAACATGGGTGCAGGCGGAAAAGTTGTGAAGTTGCCATTGTCTTCGTCGGTATCGGTAAATGCGTGCGTGCACTTCTTTAACGTCGGCCCCCCGGTAACGATTGGTTTTCAGGGTAGCGACGGCTCGCAAATCAAACTGCTTAATACGGGTGATTGGGCGACATACATTGCGGACGGAGGAACCTACTGGCATGTGGCGGAGCGTGGGCGCATGCTGTGGGACGAAACTGTTGGGGGCAACCTCGCCGTTGGTGGCACACTGTCCGTCGCGAAGGGAATTGCGGGCGATCTCAGTGCGAGCGGCAAGCTGGTAGGCGTTAGTAGTCCTAACCTGCTGCTCAACAGTTCGGGAGAATTAGGGCTCATTGGCGGTTGGGGCCCGGGCGGCTTCATCGATGCGTTTACCAGCGTCACAGCGGAGGGCGCTTACTTCTCGAATCCTGCCGCCATCAGTGCGAGTTCCTACGCAGGTAGCGTTCCTATTGCGACGGCATCAGGAGTAACGCTAACCCTTTCCGGTGAGATTTATGCGGGTGGCGTTAATGCTGGCAGTGCATGGTTCAGACTGGTATTTCTGGATGCGTCGCGCAACGTGATTTCCACGTCACCCAACATCGCGGCGACGAACGGTGCCGGTTGGACGTTCAAATCACAGTCGGTGAATACGCCTGCCAGCACGGCTTATGTGTATGTGCAGCTTGCAGTAGAGGGCTCTCCGCCGGCCGTAACCTTTGGTGGCGTGGCTTGGCGACGCCTCAAGCTGGAGAAGGGTTCTGCCCCGTCGCTCTACTCGCAAGAAGCGACCATTTCTTATTTGGGCGGCTCTCCAGCGTTCTCTGGCCGGCCGACGTTTGGCGGAAAGGTGCCGTGGGATAGCGGGAACATGACCCGGCCCGCTTTGTTCAGCGCGGCTGGTGGTAACACGGCTGACCTGAATCCCAATGCCTGGGAAGTCCGCTTGTCGCAGACCTTTGTGTGCGGCGCAGGAGGTATTGCGATGGTGACCGCGACGGCTGGCCTCAATTTGGCGACGGGGGTGTCGGGAGCGTGCGATGTGCTGGCGCGTATCCGCGTAGTTGACGGAGCCACCGTTGTTTTCGACGGATCAGATGATGTGTCAACCGTCTCCGGTACGTCCGACGCGGGGCTTGGTGGTCGAGGGAAAATCGTAGCGACGGGTGCGGCAGCTGGACTTACGGCTGGCAAAACGTACACGGTGCAGTTTCTTCTAAGAAAAAATCAGCCCATTGGCCCGCTCTACCCGTTGAATATGCAATTGATGGGGATTACATCGTGACCATTTCGGCGGACGTTCAGACTCTCGAGCCCGGCCGCCGGCTTGAGTTTTTCGAGGTCGATTGCACGGAGATCGGCGGGGACGCGTTGCGCTTCCACGGGCATCTGCAGTCGACCTCGATCGTGTGGCAGGGCCTGGAATACAAGCCGTGGCCGATCCAGGCGGCCGGCTTCGAGCGGACGTCGGATGCTCGGCAGCCGGCGCCGACGCTGACGGTTGGCGACATCAACGGCACGATCACCGCGCTGTGCGTTGCGCTCGATGATCTTGCCGGCGCGAAGGTGTACCGCCGGCGTACGCTGGCGAAATACCTCGATGCGGTGAATTTTCCGAACGGCAACCCGACCGCGGACCCGAATGAGCAATGGCCGCCTGAGCAGTGGCGAATCGAGCAGAAGAGCGACGAGCAGCCCGGCGTGCAGGTGGAGTTCACTCTGTCGTCACCCCTCGATTTCGGCGGGCAGCAGGTTCCGGCGCGCCAGATCGTCGCCACGTGCCAGTGGCGCTATCGAGGGCCCGAGTGCGGGTACACCGGCGTGGTGTACTTCGACAAGAACGACAGGCCGGTAAGCGATCCGGCGCTTGATCGCTGCAGCCAGAAAATCAGCGGATGCGAATGCCGGTACGGCGTGAACAACCCGCTGCCGTACGGCGGATTTTTGTGCGACACGCTCGCGTAGACCGTCGATCAACCTCTCTTCACGGACCCGCCACTCGGCGGGTTTTTTTATGGACGAACGAATCAAGCAGGCGATCGCGGAGCACGCGCTCGCCGAGTATCCGCGCGAGTGCTGCGGGCTGGTCGTGGAAACCGCATCGGGAGACTTATATGTGCCTGGCCGGAATGTCGCTGCGGCGCCGACCGAGCGATTCGGGCTGGCGGCCGAGGATTACGCGGACGCGGAGGACATGGGTGAAATCCTCGCGATGGTGCACTCGCATCCGAACGGGACGGCGCAGCCGAGCATGGGGGACCGCGCGATGTGTGAGCGCGCCGGCATCCCGCGGTGGGTGATCGTCTCGCTGGGCGTGCAGGCCGACGGGTCGATCGGCATCGACAACTGGTGCGAGTTCGGGCCGAGCGGCTACGTTGCGCCGCTTTACGGTCGGGAATACGTGCACGGCGTGCTCGACTGCTACTCGCTGGTGCGTGACTGGTATCTCGCCGAGCGTGGGATCGCGCTGCCTGACTTCGAGCGCAAGGATGGGTGGTGGGCCGATGGGTATTCGAACCTGTATATCGCGCACTACCAGGACGCGGGATTTCTCGATATGGGGCGCGACGCGCAGCTCGAGCCGGGCGACGTGCTGCTGATGCAGGTCCGTAGCAAAAACGGCGTGCCGAATCATTCCGGCGTGTATCTCGGTGACGGCATGTTCGCGCATCACATGTACGGGCGGTTGTCGTGCCGCGCGGTGTGGGGTTCGATGTGGCGCGACAGCTGCACGACGGTGCTGCGGCACATCGGGGGTGCGAAGTGACGGAAACGCTACGCGAGGTGAGGCTTTACGGGATCGCGGGCGCGCGATTCGGCCGGGTGCATCGTCTGGCCGTTTCGTCGACCGCTGAGGCCGTGCGTGCGCTGTCGGTCCTGATCCCGGGCTTTCGGAAATTCCTGCTCGACGCGCGGGACGACGGGCTGACGTTCGCAGTGTTCAACGGCCGCAGAAACCTGAGTGAGGACGATCTCGGCGCGCCAGTCGGCGCCGAAGCGATCAGGATCGCGCCGGTGATCATCGGCAGCAAGAGCGGCGGTCTATTCCAGACGATTCTGGGCGCGGCGCTGGCCGTGGCCGGCTTTGTGTTCAGTCAGCCGACGCTGATCGGCCTGGGCGTTTCGATGGCGCTCGGTGGCATCACGCAGATGCTGAGCCCGCAGCAGGCCGGACTTGCCGGCGCGGCCGACAACGGCACGTCGTATTACTTCAACGGCGCAGTTAATAGTGCTGCTCAGGGCGAGCCTGTGCCGCTGGTGTACGGCGAGATGGTCGTCGGATCGAAGGTCATCAGCTCGGGTATCTACACAGAGGATCAGGTGTGAAAAAGATCTACGCGGAATCCGGGCCGAAGCGGATCAGCGGCGCGAAGGGTGGCGGCGGTGGTGGGGGCGGTGGTGGGGAATCGCCCGACAGCCTGCATTCCGTCGCGCGCGCGAAGGTGCTCGACGCTATTTCGGAGGGGTCGATCGTCGGCCTGGTGAAGGGCATGCAGTCGGCATTCCTCGACGGCACGCCGATCCAGAATTCCGACGGCTCGGTCAACTTCCAGAATTACAGCGTCGACGTCCGCACGGGTACGCTCGATCAGGAGTTCATGCCGGGCTTTCCCGCGGTCGAGCGCGAATCAGCCGTAGGTGTGCCGCTGACTTCTGATGCACCGTGGGTGCGGCAGGTGCAAAACACGCAGTTGTCGGCTGTCCGAATTCGCTTCGGCGTGCCGGCACTGCAAAAGAGCGATCCGGCGACCGGCGTGTTCGGCTATCGCGTGGAATATGCGATCGATCTGTCGGTTGACGGTGGCTCGTACGCGCAGGTGCTGTCGTCGGCGTTCGATGGCAAAACGACGTCGCTTTACGAGCGCTCGCACCGGATCGAGTTGCCGCGCGCCACAACGGGCTGGCTGGTGCGCGTGCGGCGCATCACGCCGAACGCACACAGCTCGCTAATCGCGGACACGGTGAACATCGAGGCGATCACGGAGGTGATCGACCGCAAGCTGCGGTATCCGATGACGGCGCTCGTTGGCATGACGTTCGATGCGCGATCGTTCTCGCAGGTGCCGGTGCGGTCGTACCACGTGCGCGGCCTGATCGTTCGGGTGCCGTCGAATTACGATCCCGAGACGCGCACGTATTCGGGGGCGTGGGACGGGACATTCAAGCCGGCCTGGACGAACAACCCGGCGTGGATTTTCTACGACCTGCTGCTGAACGATCGCTACGGCCTCGGCAAGACGGTCGACGCGTCGATGATCGACAAGTGGGGGCTGTACGAGATCGCGCGCTATTGCGACGTCATGGTGTCCGACGGCAGGGGCGGCGTCGAACCGCGCTTCACGTGCAACTGCGTGATCCAGTCGGCAGCCGACGCGTACAAGGTGCTGCAGGATATCGCGAGCGTGTTCCGCGGTATTTCGTACTGGGGGCCGGGCGCGGTGGTCGCGTCCGCGGACATGCCGTCCGATCCGGTATACGTCTACACGGCGGCGAACGTGATCGACGGGGCGTTCCGGTACGTGGGGAGCGAGCGCAAGACGCGATACACGGTGGCGCTCGTCAGCTACAACGATCCGTCGAACCAATACAAACAGGCGGTTGAGTACGTGCCGGACGACGACGGCATCGCGCGGTACGGCGTCATCAAGACGCAGGTAACGGCGTTCGGGTGCACGTCGCAGGCGCAGGCGCACCGGCTCGGGCGATGGCTGCTCCTGACGTCGCGCTACGAGTCAGGCACGGTGTCGTTCAAGGTGGGGATGGACGGCGTGCTGGTCGGCCCGGGGCAGGTGATCGCGATCGCCGATCCGCGAAAAGCCGGCCGACGCATCGGTGGGCGCATTCGCGCGGTGGCCGGCAACGTCGTCACGCTCGACAAGGCGCCGACCGTGGCGCAGGGCGATCGCTTCACCGCGATTCTGCCCTCAGGTGTCGCGCAGTACCGTGCGGTGAAGTCTGTCGATGGCGACGTGCTCACGCTGGTCGACCGCTTCGACGCGGACCCCGTGCCCGGTGCGGTCTGGATGCTGGAAAACGCCGAGGTCTCGGCGCAGCTCTATCGCGTCGTGAGCGTTCAGGAAGGCGATGACGATGGCCTGCTCGAGTACACGATCACGGCGACGATGCACGAGCCGGGGAAGTACGCGGCGATCGACGACGGCGCGCAGATTCAGCAGCGGCCGGTAACGGTCGTGCCGCCGTCGGTGCAGGCGCCACCGACCAATGTGCGCGTGACGACGTACTCGGCCGTCGATCAGGGGATTTCCAAAACGACGATGGTGATCGCGTGGGACGCCGCGGATAACGCCGTGACGTACCTGCCGGAATGGCGGAAGGACAACGGCGAGTGGGTCAGTGTGCCGCGCACGGGCGGCCTGCAGGTCGAGGTGCCCGGGATTTATCAGGGGCGGTACGTGGCGCGCGTGCGTGCGCAGAACGTGATGGGCGTTACGTCGCTGCCGGCGATCAGCGCGGAAACGCAGCTGAAGGGCAAAACGACGCCGCCGCCAGCCGTGGCGTCGCTCAAGGCCGCCGGCATCGTGTTCGGGATCAATCTCGATTGGGCGTTCCCGGGCGACGGTACGGCCGGCGATACGCAGCGCACCGAGCTCTGGTACAGCCGCACGCCGAGCCGCGACGACGCAATCAAGCTGTCGGACTACGCGTATCCGCAGGCGTCGACGTCGCTGCAGGGGCTCGCCGTCGGCCAGGTGTTTTATTTCTGGGCCAGGCTCGTCGACACGTCTGGAAACGTCGGGCCGTGGTATCCGGCATCCGGGCCGGGCGTGCAGGGACAGCCGACGACCGACGAAGGGGAATACGAGAAGTATTTCGCGGGACGAATTTCGCACTCGGCGCTGGGCGAGGATCTGCGCAAGCCGATCGACGCGATTCCCGGCATTCAACAAGGCGTCGCGGATAACGCGAGCGCAATCGAAAAGGAGATACGCGACCGCGCGGACGCGATCGCGAAAGAGGCTCGGGATAGGGCCGATGCGGTTGCCGAAGAGGCGCGGCAGCGCGGTGCGGCGGTCACGACCGAGCAGCAGGCGCGGCAGGCGGCCGACGTTTCGCTCGGGCAGCGCATCGACACCGTAACGGCGAGCGTCGGCGACGCGGCGGCGGCCATCAAGCAGGAGGCAACCGCCCGTGCCGACGCCGACGGTGCGCTTTCGACGCGGATCGATACCGTCGTCAGCAAGGCGAACGACAACGCGGCGGCCATCTCGTCGGAGGTCACGGCGCGGGCGGCCGCAGACACGGCGCTCGGTAAGCGCGTTGACGCCGTAACGGCCGACGTCGGCTCGAACAAGGCGGCGATCACGGCCGAGCAGCAGGCTCGAGCCGATGCCGACGGCGCGTTGTCGTCGCGTATCGATTCGACGACGGCCACGGCGAACGCGAACAAGGCCGCGATTGCGGCGGAGCAAACCGCGCGCGCCGATGGCGATTCCGCATTGTCGCGGCGGATCGACTCGGTCTCGGCACAGATCAATGTGCCGATGGCCGGCGATACCGGTCAGGCTGCCGGCTCGACGCTGGTAATGGCGGGCGTCTATTCGGAACAGTCTGCGCGGGCCGAGGCCGATATGGCGCAGGCGCAACGGATCGAATCCGTGACGGCGCGCATGCAGTCGACGCAGGCGAGCCTGGTGGCCGATATTCGCACGGAGTCGAAGGCGCGGGCGGATGCCGACAGCGCGCAGGCCGAGCAGATCACGACGGTCCGTGCGCAGGCCAACGAAAACTCCGCTGCGGTGCAGACGGTGGCGCAGTCGTATGCCGACCTGAACGGGCGTGTATCGGCGTCGTACCAGATCAAGACGCAGATCACGTCGGACGGTCGCACGTATATCGCCGGTATCGGCGTCGGCATCAACAACGACAGCGGCATTGTCGAGTCGCAGGTGTTGGTATCGGCGCAACGCTTCGCGGTGGTCGACCCAAACAACGGCGGCGCCTCGATCGTGCCGTTCGTGGTGCAGGGCGGACAGGTGTTTCTCCGCCAGGCGCTCATCGGCTCCGGCTGGATCACGAACGCAATGATCGGCAGCTATATCCAGTCCGACAACTACATTGCGGGTCGGCAGGGCTGGCGGCTCGACAAGAGCGGCTGGTTCGAAATCAACTCGACCGATGGCCGTGGAAATCGAACGGTGATCGACAGTAACGGCGGGCGCGTATACGACGCAAACGGCGTTCTTCGAGTTCGTTGGGGGGTATGGGGGTAATGGACGCGGGATTTTGGGTTTGGGATGCGGCCAGCCGCCTGATTCTCGACGGTACGTCGAGGGCTGGGCGGATCGTCGGGATCGTGTACACGGGAGGTGGCGCGGGGTCTAGTCCGGCCGACCTGTCTGGGGGCGCGCCGTTCTGGGCGTTCATGCCGCAGTGGATCTTTCGTCGTGTCAGCGGCGCCGAGCCTACGCCGGTTGTCGCGATCGATGCGTACGGAATCAGTTGGTCTTACAGCGGAAATACCAGCGGATCGAACGCATACGCGCCTGTTCCTGGTTGGCTAGTTTTCGGGGTGTATTGATGGACGCAGGATTTCAGGCATTTACTGAAAGCGGTCTTTACCAGATTGACGGGAGGACACCGAATTATCAGCTGGTGCAGGCGATGTCAGGGCAGGCGGTAGACACGTCGTTGCAGCTTGCGGTCAACGATGCGGGGAAGCCGTTCGGTGCAACGCTGCCGAGCGTCGCATTCTCGTTCAATGCGACGGCTGGGCCGATGTATGGCGTATACGCGTCTGATGGCGTCGGGATTACGGTTTGGAACGTGAGTATCGACGGGGGCGTGTACACGATTCGATTCGTAACGGAGCGGCCGTGTGCCGTCTATTTCTTTCTGTTTGACCGCACGCCTCCGGTAAATAGTGGTTTCGGGTTTCAGGTGTTTGCGCCGGATACGAAGCTGATCGCCGACACGTCAGTGCCATTCCTTCGCGTGCTTGACGTGATCGTCGACCACTACGTGCCGGACACGGGGTTTGTGACGATTGGGGCGCCGTCGCCGCAGTGGCAGTCGCGGTCGTACGGCAGACCGGTCCTTGTTTCTGCTATTGCCCCGGTGCACGTTGGCTGGAGCTATGACCCTGCTGGCTTGGAGATGACTTCGATTCGCGTGACTGGCGGCACGATCGCGTGGGGAACGTCGATGTGGGGAGGGGGGAAGAAGCCAAACTTTACGGGATTTAAAGAACAGTGGCACCACATGTTCATGGTGCTCGATGCGACGGGAATTTTGTGATTGGCCGCCAACTTGGCGGCCTTTCTTTTTTACGGGGCAGGAAACGGGGAGCGGGAATGCAAGAGCACGAAAAGACGATTCTGGAGTTGATCCTCATGGGCGGACTGATTGGCATTGCGAAAGTGTTGGTGGGTAGCGAGCAGCTCACGTTTCGGCTTGTGGCCGGGCGTGCGGTGCTCGGTTCGGCGACGTCGATGGTTGCGGGGCTGGCGCTGCTGCAGATCCCGGATCTGCCGCCGATCGCGCTGCTCGGCCTCGGGAGTGCGCTCGGCATCGTCGGGTCGCAGTACCTCGAAGTGCTGCTACGCAGGAATGCAAAACGAATGTTTGGGGGAAAGTGAATATGACGAATCTGACGGCACATTTCACGCTCGAGGAGTTGATCGCGAGCGACACGGCGCGCCGGCGCGGCATCGATAACACGCCGTCGGCCGCCGTTACGGCGAACCTGCGCAGGACGGCGGAAGCGCTTGAACGCGTGCGTGACGTGCTCGGCGGGCGGCCCGTGATCATCACCTCGGGCTATCGAGCAGCTGCGCTCAATCGCGCGGTTGGCGGCGTTCCGACCAGCGCGCATCTGTCGGGCCTGGCCGCCGATTTCGTCTGTCCGAAATTCGGCTCGCCGCTCGACATCTGCCGGGCGATCAGCGCGTCGCCGATCGAATTCGACCAGCTGATTCAGGAGGGCACGTGGGTACATATCGGCCTCGCGCCGATCGGGACGAAGCCGCGGCGACAGGTGCTGACGGCATCGTTCGGCGCGACGAGCACGACGTACTCGGAGGGGCTATGACCTGGTTCGATCCGCGGCTTTGGCTCGCAATCGTCGCGGCGCTGGTGATCGGCTCCGCGGCCGGGTATTTCAAGGGCCATCGCGACGCCGACCAGTCGCACACGGTGGAAACACAGGCGCAGCGGATTCGCGAGCTCGTCGGCGAGCGCGACGAAAGCGACCGTATCGCGCGTCAACAACAGGGGAATGCTGAAAATGCTGCGAAACAACGTGAACAGGCTCGCGCTGCTGCTGATGCTGCCGATGCTGCTGCTAACAGCCTGCGCAAGCAGGTCGCCGAGCTTGTCGCCCGCGCGCGCAATCCCGCCGCTCCGGCCGGAGGCGCGGCAACCGGCAGCACCCTCGATCTGCTTGCCGACCTGTTCGGCCGGACTGACGAGGCTGCGGGAGAGTTCGCGCGAATCGCTGACGAACGGGGCATTGCCGGCCGGCAATGCGAAAGCGACTACGACGCACTGACGGGCGCCGCGCCGCGATAGAAGCACCGGGCCCGCGCTTGCCGCGGGCTTTCTATTTCCCGAATTCGTAATCGATATGTAAAATCGACGATCCGGGGATATAACAACTTCCGACCTGAGAACCACAATGAAAAAAACTTTGATTTCTGCTGTGTTGGCGGGGCTTGCGCTGTCTGCGTGCGGTGGCGGCGACGACTCGTCGACGCCGGCCGCGACTGGTCCGGCAATCCGCCTTGCGTATTCGGGGGTGCCGTTGGTGCCGGCGCAACGCGCGCGCGTAATGGCTGCTGCTGCGGAAGGCTCGAGCGCTGCGTCAGCGCCGGTGGCGTCAGTTGGCGATGTGCAGCCGACGATCGCGGCGCTGCAGGACGCATTCAAGGCGCGGGGCGCTGACATTGCCGTCTATCCCGGCGTTGTCAACGGTTCGAAGCTGCACGATATTGTCATGAGCGAGAACGGTGGCGTCGGGCCGACCACGGCAGAAATCCTCAACTCGAAAACCAACATCAGCGAATGGGCGCTGGTGTACTTCGAGCTCGACGATATGTCCGGATACATCGATTCGGCACAGCGGAGTGCCGAAGTTAGTCAGTTCAAGCGCGACCTGCAGGTGTATGGCGCGCGAGAATATCTCAAGGGGCGAGTCATTTTCGCGGCTCGACCGATCGTGTCGTGTGCCGGGCCCAAAGAGGTTCGAACCGTCAACGACGACGGCATGGTGGTGGTGAACTCGTACAAGCCGACGTCGCAAATGCTTTACGAGGTAATTGAGGGTGCAGGCGTCGACGGGGTCGTGTCGCCCATTGGAGGCATTTACAGGCCCGACGTTTCCCATATGGGCGCCGACTGCAGCACGCCCGACCAGACGGTGCGAGACGCGCACCTGGCCAGCATTGCCGATCCGCTGGTCGACCGATACAAGGTCGCGCTCGACACGATCAATAAATGCAAATACAACCCGTCGGCCATTCCGGAAGCCGATCGGTCGGCACAGTGCTGGGGTATCGAGCCGGTAAAGAAGTAAGGTCGCGCGGGGAGATCCATGTCACCGATGAAGTTGGATCGTCCTGCCTCGATTGAATTCAAACGAAGAGCGTAGAGCCCGCGCCATTGGCAGGCTAGTCGAAAGAGTAGGCGGCGTGCGGTTCGTTTCCGTTTTAACCCTCCGATGATAAAGTGCGTTGTCTACGCGGCCGTCGTGGACCCTAAAATGGCACTGAGAGGAATAAGATGGCGAACGAAAACAAGCGCCTGAGCGAGGCCGGCTGGGCCGCGCTGCGCCAGCGCGAGCAGGCAGTCATGCACTACTACAACGACCAGGCGAACAACTGCACCTTCGGCGTGGGCACCCTCGCGCATACCGGCGCGTGCACGCCCGAAGAACTGCGCCGCCCGGTGACGCCGGCGCAGGTCAACGCGCAGCTCGCAGCGCGCGTGAGTACCGCGGAGGCCCAAGTCCGTCGGAACGTCACACAGCGCGAACTCACGCAGGCGCAATTCGATGAATTGGTCAGCTACACGTACAACGCCGGCAATACGGGTGCGCTGTCCGCGCTGCATTCCGCGAACCAGAACAACGACGCCGGTGTCGTATCGCACATGAACCAGCGCGTCTACATCCATCCGCGCGACGCTCAAGGACGACGTCTTGCTCCGGTGCGATCGAACGGCCTCGTCAACCGGCGCCGCCTAGAAGCCGCCCCGTTTCAGCCCCAGAGGACGCGATGAAGAAGCGCCTCCTCTGGATGCTCCTGCTGGTATCGGGAGCTGCAGTTGCAGATCAGAGCCCCGCCGACGAGATTTCGGCGCGCAGCGGGCTGCCGGCCAGCGAGGTCACGGCGCTACTCAACAACTGTGACGGAAGCCAGACCAGCATGAATTTCTGCGCTTGGCGCGATCAGATCGTCGCCGAGCGCGAGCTGCAGCAGGTGGTCGACAAGCAGGTCGCCGAGCATCCGGAGCGCAAGATCGGCCTTGAGGCGAAGGTGGCGAAGTGGAAGAAGGCGCGCGACACGTCCTGCGAGAAGTCGGCCCGGAAGGAGTGGGGCGACGGCTCAATGCGGCCGGCTGCGCAGGCGATTTGCGCGACGGCGGCGACGAAGCGGATGACGAAGCGGTTGTCAGCGCGTGTGACAGGCAAGCCGTCCTGA